TGGTTAAAAGCAAGATAACCTTGCTACTCACCCGGGGAATTACCCCGGGATCTCTCCAATTGGAGAGGGCTGTTTAGCAGCCAGCTAGACCCACAAAGGTGGATCGACCCAGAATGAAACAGTTCGTCTTTCGACGCAACGTTCATTTTGACCATACTTGACTTTAGAAAACTGACTATCAATAGAAGGATCTTTTGATAGATAGTAGTTTAAGTTAAGGATAGGTTCACCTGTTTCACAACTCAGTAAGGAGTCTAAAATAAATCCAGTTAGATTTGTCTTAGGTCTATACTTGCTTCGAGTTGAGGGGATCCTTGTAGTTTTAAAAGCAAAAAGTTTTTTACAAAACTTAGGCTTCACGTCTTCAAAGGATCCTATAAGTGCTTCATCGCCTAAACCTAAGGGTATCTTTTCACAAGATAGCCATTTAGGTAGAAGTGACACAAGATAGTCGTGAGACTGTCTCATGCCCACTATAACATCTAGTCCGTCAGCTAACCAAATTCTCAAAGAATTTGCAGCTAACGTAACAGTAGAAGATATAGTGAAGGAGCGCTTAATATAAAAAGGTGTCACATCATGACCTGAAAAGTAGTGCTTACCGCACGACTCTCTAAATTGAGAAGATATGAAAGTCTTTTCAATATTCGTTTCAAAGCCAACATAGAACAGAAGTTCTATGAGAAGCTTTGCTGTATGGGTTTGACATATGATGTCATCCCCATAAACAGAAACGATGTCAGATGGTGTTCCGTGAATTTCTTTTACAGCCGCGGTCAAAGCGTAAAAAATGAGACTTTCAAGTTCGAAAGTAAACCCATTTCCCATCGCTGAGATCTTTTCAAGCTCAACAGGTCCAGAAGGTAAAGAAACTACTTCTGATCTGGCTTGCATGAGAAGGTCGAACCAATCGTACGGTAAAAGATCTTCAACCAGTCGAAGACTGATAGAATCAGAAGCGGCCTTAAGGTCAATAGTGGATAAAACTCCATCAATTGAACCCAAACGGGCATATTCCTGATTAATGGATTGGTCGTTAAGGTTGATCCCCACTTTGTGGAGATTTTTTCTTATAAACGAGCCAATTCCTTTCTGAATAAACATATTGCCGTGAGGCTCTATGCATATTAGACGATCAGTCTTCCAACTTTTTGGAACACAGGCGCTTTTCGCTGCACAAACCACGTTAAGTTTTGGATGAAGACGCTCGTATAGAGTATCTTTATACCATTCCTTAAAGAGGTCGACAGCATTCAGTGTTACATCCGGATAGTCCGAAAATTTATAATACTGATCCCCTATTGCACGCTTGTGTTTTACACTAGCGCCCGAAGAATAAGAGCTTAAGCTCTTAATCTTATCAACATTTGGAACAGATCCAAGTATATATTCAATTTTTCTGCGCGCACTATTAATAAGTGTAGTGCAGTCAAAAGGACTTAGTAATGAGTCTTTTTGAAGAGTATATCCGTGAACATTGATTCGTGCACAAGATTTTTCAGACTCAAAAAATGAGTCTAAAGCAACTTGGGCACGATCAATGCTACTTTCATGAAATGCAAACTTTTTTACAAGATTTGCCATGAGGTAGTCTTTTCTAAATGTCGCGGAGGATTCGTAGTCATGAGGATCAATATCGATAGCCTTTAAAACAGCTAACGATGTTGAAGTCCGAGTATAGTTTATCTCAGAACCTAAGCAACTAGCAAAGGTTTGAAGTTCAGCTATTCCATGATTACGAAAATGCATACGGGTTGGATGACTCTTAGAAGAGTTGATCATAAAATTCCTTAAAAGGATATTTAGGTGTATTTAATTTTACTGAATAGTGTTAGATTATGAGGGATAGAAAGTATTAATAAATACTTTCTAGTTGTTCCACAACAGAATCTAATACAGCGTCAGACAAGAGATCACGAACCATCGCCATGAGGTCTTCACGTTCCACTAGTTCAGATTGAACAGGGATAATGAATTCCGCATTAAAGCGAGAGGTTCGCATGACGTCAACAGTGCTAACAGCACCCCCAGTGACGGTAACATTATCGATTTTCGGGACAGCAAGCTGAACCTTAATACGATAAACGCTACCACCTTTGGACGGTTCTGATTGCGAGATTGACAACATCGGGAAACCAGCGGGAACACCGCCGGCAGTCGCCTTGTAATGAGCGACTCCCTTTTCGATCTTTTGTGGATTAAATACATGATCAGCAGCCTGGTCATCAGTTAGAGTTATTGCAGCTATTGCTGGCATTTTGTCACCTTTCGGTTAATAGTTATCGGAATCTAACTCGTAACAGAGATAGAGCTTGTAACGCCTGAGTCATACTCGTTGGATAGTGAACAGGGGGAAGTCTAATTAAACTAGGGGGTTGCAAATACACTTCACGTGTAAATGCAAATCTCCGAGAATAAGCAGATCCTTCTCCTTCAATTTCATAGCCGGATTTCTCATAGACGGAGTACTTAGACTTGATAGTCGTTGTACATGCCTGAGTGATAGATCCTCCTAGAAAATTAAGCCCAACATCAGCAGTATGAGCGGAAATAAACCCAGAAACGGGAATAAACCAATCAACTACAAACGAGTACGGTAGTAAGTCCCACGCAACCTCGACAGGGTTATAAAGCCCAAGTCGGTTAAGGTCAGCAAGGGTCTTATCGCCCACAACATAATCGATTCTTACTTTAGCACTTTGACGCTTCAGATGATTAAACTCATATTTATGAGGAAATCTAGAAGTGTAAGGTGCAGAAGTTGAACCGTTTCCGTTCGTTGTCCACTGATCAGATTGATGTAGTCCGCCCTTACCTGTAACAAAAGGCAAAGGTGCACTAGTCAATCGTTCATATTCTTGAATACTTCCGACTATGTCATTCAATAAAGGTGACCAGCCGTAAAAGAACTCAAGAATAAGCTGAGAAAATTGTTTTGAACCGTAAGTGACTGGGCCTTTCTCATATTTTGAAAGGCTCATTTTCCTAGGGTCCATCTTCAATGTTCTAGC